TTAACCCTTCGTCTTGAGAAACGCCCTGGCGATCGGCTGCGTGGCCCGCAGGCGGCCGTAGATCGTCATCAGGGTGCCGACGAGCGCGCCGACCGCCTGGACGACCTCTACCACCTGCTCGCCCGTGCTTTGAACGAGGTCGCCGGTGACGTCGATGCCCGTCACGGGCGCGAGGGCGGGGAGAACGGTCGAGAGGACGGAAATGACCGCCCCCCAGATGGTGACGGAATGTCCCCACCACTTCTCGGTGGCAGGTGCGGACGGCGCGGTGGTGATGGTCATGTCGGTGTCTCCTTCATGTTGGGGGATCGTGGTTGGGGTCTCGCTCGCCAGGGCGCGCGCGAGCGCGAGGGTCTTCGCGACGCGGCTCAGCCACCCGCGGCCGAAGCGCCAGAAATGCGGAAGCGCGCGGTAGCGCCGCTCGCGGATCGCGGCGTAGGCGGCGAGCGCACCGGCAACGGGCGTGCGCGCGACGGCTGTTCGCGTCTCGGAACCGATCTCGCCGTCGACGCGTGCGCCGACGGCCTCCTGCAGAATACGGATCGCAGTGCCTGCTCCGTGGTTCACCGCCGCATCGAAATGCATGAGCGCAAGCGGCGCGGACAGCTCATTGCAATGCGCAAGGTCCCAGTAGCGGCTGCGGTAGATCCCGGCGACGGTCGCATCGTCGATCGCCTTGAGGTCGCGGATCAGGCTCGCGCGATCGGCACTCGCGAGCGTGACCTTGCGCCATGCGGCGTAGACGCCGAGCGTGATGCCCCGGTTGGTCGGGCCACCCGGGTCATGGGCGTCGTCCGTAAAGCCGCCTTCCATCTCGAGCACGTGTGCGAGCGCGCGCTCGAAACTCGACGGCGATTGACGCTGCACCTGCGACGGCGCGCTCGGCGCCGGCCAGCGCACGGACAGCAGCCGGCTCTTCGGATAGGCCGCGACCGAGACCGCATTGGACTGGTTGCCGCCGAGCAGGACGACGGCGTCCTCGGTCTCGCCGAGCCAGAAGCCGACATGCCCCTCGGCGGGATTCGATCCTCGCGAGAAGACGGCGACGGCGCCCATGCGCGGCTCGGCTGCGGCCTCGCCCCATGCGAGATAGGACCGTGCCATCAGCGAGCGCGTCGATGCGATGCCTCCGCGCTCGAGGCAGGCGCCGCAGAAGGCCGCGCACCAGGCGACCTCGTCGCGGATCACACCGGCCTGCCCGACATCGCGAAACAGGGCGACGATCCTCGGGTTGTCGCTCGTGCCCGACCGCTCGGCCTGGCCGAACTCGCGCCAGGCCTCCCTGAGCCAGCGTGCGTCGTCCATGGGAACCTCGATCAGTTGCGGGCGGCGCGGCCCCTCACCCGGAAGCGATCTCACGATCGCTTCCGACCTCTCCCCATGGGAGAGGTGAAGGAGATGCGCACCTCACTTCTCCCCGTCCATGCGAAGCATGGCTCCGCCATGACGGGAGAGGTCGCGCAGTGCGAACTGCGCGGGTGAGGAGCACTGCGCAGCAGGGATCAGATGACGGCGAACCTCGGTGTGCCTCGGCCGCGGGACTGGCTCATCTGGTAGACCGCGACCGACAGCGCGCTCTGCGGCGCCCCGAAGTCGGCGGTCTGCTGGGCGGCGGAATAGACGCAGGCCGGCGTCGCGGAGGCCAGCGTTCGACGCACCGTCGTGCCGTCGATAATGTCGACCTCGTAGCGCTCGCTCTCTTCGGCGAGCGGGACCTCGATCGCGTCCCAGCCGTCGCCGCCGATGCGGGTCCGCCGCTTCCAGGCCAACGCCACGTCGCCGCTGCCATTCCGGCTCGCGCGCACGTGCACCGGCGACAGCGGCTTCAGGCCGCGTCCGGCGAACGTGTGCGTGCCGGTGGCATAGGCCCGGTCGGCGATGTCGCGGCTCGCCGCGCCGTAGCGCCAGAAGAGCGGAAGGCCGATCTCGGCCGATGTGAGATCGATGCGCGCGATCTCGGTGCCGAGCAGAACGAAGGTCGAGCCCTCAGGAAACGCGCCCTGCATCTCGCGCTCGGTCCCGGCCTGGCCGCGCAGCAGGGCGGACAGCTCGTAGGTGGCACCCGCGACCAGCGTCGCGGTCTCGAACTGCAGCACCTCCCAGCCGCCGGCGGCGTTGCGGATCGCGGCGGTATTGGCGCCCGCGAGCAGCTGCAGCCTGGTCACCGAGGCGAGCTCGCCGTGGCTCAGCTCGACGCGGAGCCGCGCGCGGCGGTCGGGAACGGCGGTCGGTCCGGGCAGCAGCGGATCGAGCGTCAGCCCCATGATCGCAGGCGCACTCGCGCTCGCGCGCATGACGTAGCCCGCGTCCTCGGGCGAGCCGAAGACCGCGACGCCGCCGGGCCACGGCCGCTGGAACGCCGCGATGTATCCCGCCTCGGGGGGCTCGTCCCCGCGCAAGAGCGGCAAGTCGAGGAACTCGACATGGGCCGTCCCGTCGAAGATGACGCTATCCGAGACGGTCTCCCGCGGACGGGACGCGCCCCCCGAATAGATGTCGGGATCGATGCTGCGGCCCTCGATCTCGCGCAGGCCCCGCTCGCCGATCTCGGTCACGCGCACGAGGACGCTCGCGCCGCCCTTCTCCACGGCGACGATGTCGCCCGGCTCGACGGCGATCCCGCTCGGCGGCAGTTTGAACAGCGCGCGCTCGCGCGTGGCCCAGGTCTCGAAAAGCCATGCGTCGGCGATCTGGGATGCACTCTCGTGCTCAAGCACGATCGGCAGCTCGGCGCGCGCGACACGCTCGCTCGCGCCGGCAAGCCTGCGCGCCTCCGCCACCGCCTGCCGGTAATCTCCGGAGGCGGCGATGTGGGTCACCCGCGCGGAAGCTGGAAGGTCGGTCTCCTGGGCGCGCGTCAGCGTCAGCAGCGCATCGCCGGCGCGCTCCTCGACCAGATCGTCCTCGGTCAGCGTCAGCACGGGCGGCTCGGCCGCGCGGTGGCGGAATACGATGCGGCCGCCGCTTTCGATACTGTCGAAGAAATAGGCAAGCTCGAGCGGCTGCAGCGCGTCGCGCGGCGACATCATCCGGTCGATGACGTAGCCCGGCACGACGCCCGCGAGCCGGCTCACGTCATGGCCCGGCACGCCGTAGTCGGCGAGGATCGCTCCGACCAGCTCGGGCAGCGGCGCAATGCCGAAACGTCCGTTGAGCCAGTGTCCGAAGCGCCAGTTCTCGCCGTCGCCCCACACCTCCGTGTTGTAGGGGAACGCCGGATAGGGGCGGGCGTCCCAGCAATAGACGTGGATGCGCGAGAGATCGACCATGCGCTGGCCGGTCACGCCCGATACCGGGTTCGCGCCGGCGGCGTAGCTCTCGCTCGCGGGATCGAAAGTTTCGATCAGGGCCTTCAGATAGCGGCGCTGGACGAGGTCGTCGCGGGTTCCGCGCGAGAAATACGGAAAGGCCGATTCCGAACTCTTCGGATCGACGAAGACGTTCGGCTGGTTCGCGCCCTTGTCCACGGCCGGGCAGCCGATCTCCATGAACCAGAACGGCTTCGACTGGGGCACCCACGCCGTCGGCGTCGCGCCCGGAGTTCCGCCCGGACGGTTGAAGTGCTGGCTCAGCCACCACGACCGGATGTCCTTGTAGCGGAACACCCACGGCGCGCCATGCCCGTCGGTGATGGGCGTGCGGATCTGCGCCTCGCGGTTCGCCCCGCTCGCGTAATACCAGTCGTACCCCTCGCCGCCTCGGACGTTCGCGCGAAGGTATGCCTCGTCGTAGATCGAGCGGGTCCCGGCCAGATAGTCGGCATGGCTCGCGCCGTCGCGCCAATCGGACAGCGGCCAATAGAGATCGATGCCGATGGCATCGATGCTCGATGACCCCCACAGCGGATCGAGGTGGAAGAAGACGTCGCCGCTGCCATCGGCCGGCTGGTGCCCGAAGTACTCGGACCAGTCGGCGGCATAGAGCACCTTGGTGCCCGCGCCGAGCACGGACTTGACGTCGGCCGCCAATGCCACGAGGGCCGCGACGAACGGATAGGCGGATGCACTCGACCGCACCTGGGTCAGCGCGCGCAACTCGGTGCCGATGACAAAGGCATCGACGCCCCCCGCCGCCTTGGCAAGATTGGCGTTGTGAAGGACCATGCGCCGGAACGACCACTCGTCCGGGCCTGTATAGACGACACTGCCGCCGGAAATCGAGAAATGGCCCGGCGCCGCCGTCCCGACGAACGCTGCGATCTGGCTTGCCGCGGCGGCGCTCTTGTCGGGCGTGCCAGCCTCGCCCGGAGCCGGGTCGACGGTGATGCGCCCCCTCCACGGATAGACCGCTTGCGATGTCGCCGCGCTATAGGGATCCGGCAGCGCATTGCCCTCCGGCACGTCCATCAGGATGAATGGGGTTAGGACAACGCTCTTGCCGCGCTCTTTGAGATCGGCGATCGCCTGGATCACCGTGGCGTCGGACGGCGTGCCGCCATAGGCCGGGCGTCCGTCCTTGGTGCTGACGAGATGGGCTGCGTCGCGCGTCACGCCCGCGACGCGCCACGTCATCGGCGTGGTGGCCTTGGTCGCGACCTCGACGCCGGGCCTCAGCGTGCAGTGGCCCGCGCGCAGATCGGTGCCGAACCAGCTCACGACCAGGGAGACGGACTGCGCATCGGGCAGGGTCTCCTCGAGCTGATCGAGGGACACGGTCCAGTCGGTGCCGCCCTGCCGCGTATGGACGTTCTCCGCCTCGCTGGCGCCGAGGCCGAGCGATCTGCTCACCGGGCTCGTCGCGTACACGAACTCGCCGGAGCCCGGGATCAGAACGATGCCCTTGATCTCCTCGCCGAACGGCTCGACCGAGCGCAGCACCTCGAAGGAGAGCTGCGGGACGCGGTTGCCGTAGGGCGCGAGCGCCATGCTCTCGAATACGACGTAGGCCAGGCCGCGATAGGCGGGCGCGGAGGCAGCCCCCTCGATGGCGGCGATGGTCGGGTCCGGAAGCTGGGTCTCGGTGCCGAGATAAACGCGGTGCGTCACGCGCGCGAGATTGATCTCGGTGCCGTCGGCCCACACGCGGCCGATGCCGCTGATCGGTCCCTCGGCCAGGGCCACGGCGAAGCTCGCGGAGTAGCGGTACTCCGTGGTCTCGGTCACCGGCTCCTTGGGGCCGCCGCCTTTCGAGCTTCCGCCCGAGCGCGTCGTCACGATGCGCTCGCGAATCCTGTCGGCCCAGATGACCTGGCCGCCGAGGCGCGCGCGGCCGTAGAGGCGCGGGATCGGAGCGCCCTCGGTCGAAGCCGTGACGTGCAGATCGGAAAGGCGCGGCCCCTCGACGGATCGACGCTGGCCCGAGGCGCCAAAAAGCGCGTTGTCGATATAGGAGCCGGCGAGGGCGCCGACCTGGCTGCCGAGGGCGGCACCCGAGAGCGTCATGCCGAGCACGGATATTCCCGTGGGCAGCAGCGCGCCGCCTGCAGCGGCGCCCGCGGCGGCGAGAGCGAGGGTTGCCATCAGCTCTGGGTTCCCGGAAATTCGAACACGGCGGCGAGGCGGCGGCGCCACCACGGACTGAACGGGATCTCGGCGGCCAGCCGGTCCTCCATGGCGTGGATCATGGTCGCGGGGGTCGCAAGCACTGCGGCGTGCTTCGCAACGGCGCCGGCCCGCATGCGAAAGACGAGGACGTCGCCGGGCTCGGGCCGCAATCCCCGGCGCGGGCGCAGATGGCGGGTGGCGGCTCCGATCAGCGTCTCCACGCCGCTCACCTCGCCCCAGTCGCGCGAATACCCCGGCGGGCGCTCGGCCTCTTCGCCGTAGAGATCGCGCCACACGCCGCGGATCAGCCCCAGGCAGTCGGCGCCGACGCCGGCAAGGCTCGCCTGATGATGATAGGGCGTGCCGATCCACCTGCGCGCGGCGGCCACGACGGCATCCGCGTCGTGTAGTGGCAAGGGTGTTTGCTCCAACATGAGCGTTCCTCAGCGCGAGACGGATCCAGGCCGATTGACCGCCGTCAGGAAATCGTTGCCGGGCATGTGCGGGAAGCCGCGAAAGTTCACCGCGTTCGCAAATTTCGCCCGGCAGGTCGCGAGGCGCTTGTCGCAGCCGGCCGTGACCGTGAACGTCTGCCCGGGCGTCAGCGGCAGGCGGGCGGCGCTCCAGAGCTCGACCGTTACGACACCGGCGGCATTGGTGTGGCGCTTTACCTCCACCTGCTGGCCCGACGCGGCGCCCGACGTGAAGGTGACGAGCCCGTGCGTGAACCAGTCGCTCTCGAACAGCGACAGGCCGCTCGCGGTGAAGCGCCTCGGGCTTGCGACGGCTGCGAGCGTGCCGGTGCCGCGAAACGCCGCGCTTTCCAGCGCGACCTTGCAGCGCTGATCGCCGAGATCGGCGTCGCAGGCGTCCTGGAAGAGGCGACCCTTCGTCTCCTGGAGGCCGTGGGCCAGGCCCCGCACCTCGGCCGCGAAGGATATGCCGCTGCGTTTCACCTCGCCGAGGTTGCCGCTCCGCATCAACACGCGCTGATCGGGGGCCGCCCAGTTGACGCGGAAGATCTCGACGGCGGCATTGTCGTAGAGCCCCGCCGCGAGATCGGCCTCGCCGAGCCGGTCCGAGGTCATGGCGCTCGTGACCTCGAGATTGTCGACGCTGAGGCCCACGGTATCGCGCATCTCGCTCGCGGTCATGCCGGCCGCGGCCTCGAACACGGTGCCGTCGAACGTCACGTCACGGTCGTGGTCGGTGAAGCCAAGTTGCTCGCCGTCGCGGCGCGTGAGGCGCCAGCACCAGCAGAGCGTGGTGGTGCCGCTCGCCACGTGGGCCGCGAGCGCGCCCGGCACGTCCTTCATAGCCGCACCTCGATGATCGGAATATTGGGAATGGCCCCGCTCCGGAACCCCGACAGGTTGACCTCGAGCTTGTCGGTGTCGAAGCGGACGGGAACGTCGAACTCGAAGCCCGCGGTGACGGCTGCGCCCGAGGCCGGCGGCGTGGCGAACAGCACGACGCCCGTCGCCGTGTTGATCGTAAAGTCCGTGCCGAGCGCCCTTGGCGTGCCGCCGACGGCGACCAGCACGGTGCCGGCGACGGGTTTCCTGATCTCGCGCGCGAACGGGGCGTATGCGGCGCCGTAGGTTTTTCTGAGCTGAAAGCTCACCGCGGACCCGTTGCCGGAGCCGATCACCTGATCGAGCGCGGTCGGGACTGCGCCCGGCGGGCCGGACTTCCAGTCCGCGTGATCGCGCCATCGAAAGCCGTGGAACCGGCCGCGCCGCTCCTCGAAAAACGCGATGACCTCGTGGAGCGTATCGACCGACTTCACGCCGTAGCCGGCGTTGTAGCTCCGACGCGACGCGGCCCAGCGGCTGTTGCGCTCCTCGAACCCGGATCCGAGCACCACGACGTCGGTGCGCCGCTCGGGCCCGCCCTGGGCGCCGCGCGAGATCGTTGTCGGAAAGCGGACTTCGTGAAAGCTCACAGTGCAACTCCTGTCATCCCGTGACGCGCCCCCTCACCCGGCGCTTCGCGCCGACCTCTCCCCATCGGGGAGAGGTGAGGGATACGCAGGCCGCGATCTCCACTTCACCTCTCCCCGATGGGGAGAGGTCGCGAGCGTAGCGAGCGGGTGAGGGGGCGCTGCCTCAAAGATTGCGCTGGCCGTAGGAAACGGCGCGGGCCAGCATGGCCGCGATCTGGGTCTCGGATCTCATGAAGCTCTCGGCGTCGTGCGCCGCGACGTTGAACGTCACATTGACGCCGCCGCCGCCCCGGGCCGCTACGCCCAGGCGCCCGTCCGGCCCGCGCGAAAGCGGCATGATCGCTTCCGCTCCCCGCTCGCCCGCGATCCCGTGCCGCCCGCCCGCCAACGGAAAGGCGATCGGGCTCTGGATCACGCCGCCCGCGGCGAACGGCACCGGAAGCGACCCGCGCACGACCCCGCCTTTGGCGAACCCCACGCCGCCCGACATCAATCCGCTCACGAGATTGCCGAGCCCCTGCTCGACCGGCTTCAACGCGGCCCTGAGCACGATGTCGGACAGCCGCAGCGCGAGGTTTCGCAACACGTCGCCCACGTTGCGGCCTTTGATGGCGATGTTGTCGAAGGCGCCGACGAGGGCCGACGAGAACTGGCGCCCGAGGCTCGCCGCGTTCCGCAATTGCGTCTGGAGCGCCGACGTGTCGGCGTCGACCGCCACCGTCCAGGTTTCGATCGGCGCATTGTAGTCGGTCATGACGGATGCTCCTCAGGTGTCGGGGTAGAGGCGCGAGAGCGCGTCGAGCGCGCGTCGCGACGGCGGCCGCTCGGACGCCATGGTGCCGCAGCGGCCGCGCACGGCCGCGTCCAACTCGGCGAGCGTCAGGCTCCAGAAGGCGCGCGGCTCAAGCCCCAGAAGGCCGAATCCGATCGCCATCACGTCGGCCCAGGGAAAGGGCCGGCTCCCTCGCCCTCCGGCCTTGCGTCCGTGCCGTCGTCCGGCGCCGCCGCGAAGGTCGTGGACAAGAGCCGCGCGACGATGTCGACATAGCCCGCCGCCCCCCCTTCGACCCGCATCGCGGCGACAGACTGATCGCTCACGTCGTATCCCGCGCCGCGCAATCCCGCGCCGATGATGCGCTGGCAGTCGCGGGCGGAGATGCGGCCCTTCTCGAAGCGCGTCGCGAGCGCCAGCATGTCCTCGTCGCCGAAGGCGTCCTCGAGGTTCGCAAGCGCCCCGAGCGTCAGGCAGAGCCGGTACGGCTTGCCGTCGAGGACGGCGTCGATCTCGCCGCGATGTCGGTTGGCCATGGGTTGCTCCCGTTCTCTTTTCTAGTGACGAGCCGTCAAACGACCTTACGCCGCCGCGAAGGTGAGCTCGCCCGCGGATTCGAGCGCCAGCTCGAACGCCACTTCGCCGTCGTGGCGGCCGGTCAGCTCGAACGACGTGATCTGGAACAGGCCTTCGACGGTGCCGAAATCCGGCACCACCACCTGCCACTCGCGGATGGTGCCGTCGAACACGTAGCTGCGGATCAGCGCATCCGATGCCGCGTCCTTGAAGATGCCGGAGCCCGAGAGCCGTGCATGACGAACGCCGGCGCCGGCCAGCAGCTCGCGCCACTGCCCCGCGCTTTCCTGGTGGGTGATGTCGACGGTCTCGGCGTTGAACGCGATCGCGCGCGCGCGAAGGCCCGCCACCGTCACGAAGCTTCCCGCCCCGTTGCTGTCGACCTTCAGGAGAAGGTCTTTTCCTTTTTGCGCTGCCATTCGTATCTCCTTGCTCGCGGCTACTTCGCAGCCGAAGTCCAGTGACTTTCCCTCTCCCCGTTCTTACGCGGAGAGGGTCAGGGTGAGGGGAAGAGGCCAGGCCACAGCGCCAGTTGCTGCCCCTCACGCAAGTTCTCTCCCCATCGCAAGTGCAGGGCGATGAGAGGAAGTGTTACGGCGACGGCTCGGTCACGGCGCGGAAGCGGATCGCTCCGTTCCAGGTCTCTCCGTCGGGATCGCGCGTCGCGTCGGACAGCTCATGACGCAGGCTCACGAGGCGATGGCCGTCGAGCGCGAGATCCGCGTCGTCAAGCGCCGCGCGGATTGCATCGAGCACGAGGTGCACGTCGCGCTCGCCGCCGTTCCTGGTCCAGGCCCGGAGCGTCACCTGATGCTCCGCGCCGGCCTCGGTGCCGGTGCTCCAGTCGCGCGTGATGCTCGGGCCGAAGGTGACATACGGGAACGCGGCTCCGCGCGGCACCTCGTCGTAGACGCGGGCGCCGCCGAGCAAATCCACGAGATCGTCATCGGAGGTGAGCACGCCGTAGACGGCTTTCTGGAGCTCCCAGGACGGGCTCGGCATCGGCTACCTCGACGGGCTTTGCGCTGCGGATGGGGCGGGCGTGGGGGCACGCTCGCGATCCCGCGCTCGCGCCGCCTCGTTGCGAGCCGCGGCCCGCTCCCGCAGCCGCGCAATCGCGCGTCTGCGGATCTCATTCACCAGCGCCTCCGCATGCGGAAACGCGCCGCCGATCATGCGGGCGGAGACCTTCACGGCACGCGCTCATCGACGAGGCAGCGCAGGACGCGATGGCGCTCGCCCTCGTCGAGGACGGCGCGGATCTCGAAGGCGCGGCTGCCGAGGACGAACCGCATCTCAGGCAAGACGCCCGCGCGATGGCGGATCCACACCTCGTGGCTGATCGCGCCGGACAGGCCGTCGGCCGCGACCTGCTCGCCGCCTGACGCGGGCTCGATGGAGCCCCACACCTCGGCAACCAGCGACCAGGCCTTGTCGGTTCCGCCGCCGCCGTCCGGCGTCGACACCGGTGTCTGCAGCGCCAGCCGGTGGCGCATCGCGCCAATGTGTACCTGCTTCACAGCCGCACCTCGCGATAGGGCTTCAGAAGCTCGGATACGGCCGCAGGGATGGCCGCTGCGGGCGAACCGATCTCGAGCGGGTCGCGGTGCTCGTACCAGTGGGCGACGAGCATCAGCACGGCGTGGCGGATCGGCTGGGGAATGTCGCCGGCCGCGTCGCCAATGCCGGCCACGAACGCGATCTCGATGCCGTTCGCCGCTTGTCCTGGCGGCGGCCAGCGGCCATCGCGCGGAATGAGACGCGGCCGCAGCGCCTGGCCGTCGAGCAGATAGTCCCCGGCCGGCACGACCTCAGGCGCGCCGCCGGGACCGCGCACGGTGACCGAGGTGACGGACTGGATCGGCCGCAGCGGAAAGCGGACCTCGCCGCGGTTCGCCTCGCGGCCCTCGGGCCACTGGTCGAACGTCAGCAGCCAGGACTGCGTCACGAGCGCGAGACCCAGCGCCGCCTCCACATGAAGGCGCGAGGTGACGATCAGGCTCGCCACCAGGATGTCCTCCGCGGATCCGTCGAGGCGCAGGTGGGCCTTCGCCTCGGAGACCGAAACCGGCTCCACGGCGGGCCCGCTCGTCAATGCGAGGGACATGGCGATGCTCATGTTGTGATTTCGTTGCTAACGAGCGAAGCCGCCGGAAGGGGGCACCGGCGGCTTCGCTCTCGACCGGCGGGAGGGAGGAGACCCGCCGGGATCTGTTTTCGCTCACGGGCCTGTTCGGCTGCCGCGGCAAGCCGCGCCAGCCTGGCCCTCCGCGTGGGCGCGGCTAAGCCGCGGGTCGCCTTGCTCCCGGCTGCTTGCGCAGCCAAGAGTGGCGGCTCCTCGCGCTTACTCCTCGAACCTCAGGAGCTTGATGGCGTTGAAGTCCTGCACGCCGCCGCCCACGCGCTTGGTCGTGTAGAACAGCACGTAGGGCTTGGCCGAGTAGGGATCGCGCAGCACGCGGATGCCGACGCGGTCGACGACGAGGTAGCCGCGCCGGAAGTCGCCGAACGCGACCGAGAAGCTGTCGGCCGCCATCGCCGGCATGTCCTCGCTCTCGACCACCGGGTAGCCCATCAGCAGAGACGGCTCGCCCGCCGCGGCCGCCGGCTGCCACACGTAGTGGCCGTCGCCGTCCTTCATCTTGCGGACCGCCGCCTGCGTGCCGCGATTGAACACGAACGTCGCGTTCGGGCGGTAGCCTGCCTTCAGCGTGTAGATGAGGTCGATCAGCTTGTCGGCCGGGTCGGTGGGCGGGAAGGCCGCATCGACGCCGGTCTTGATGAAGCCGATCTCGCCCCACTCCCACGTGGCGTTGGGTTCCTTGGTGTAGGTCATGAACCCTTTCGGCTCGGTGGTGCCGTTGCCGTTGACGAAGGCGGTGCCCTCCTGCTGGGCAAACGTGCCCTGCACCTCCTCGGCGATCCATTCGTCGATGTTGACGGCGCTGTCGTCGAGCAGCGTCGCGGTCGCGGCCGGCATGGCGTAGAGCTCCATGGTCGGGAACGACAGCTCGGCGAGCGTTGGCGTGTTGGTCTGGCTGCGCGTCGCCGTCTCGGCCACCCAGCCGTGGGCAAAGCCGGTGGTCGCGAACGGCTTCTTGTAGACCGAGCCCGACACCTGCCGCACGGAGGCGATGGCGCGGATGGGCGAGATGTCCTTCAGGGCGGACATCACGGCGCGCTCGGTCTCGGGCGGCACCGTATAGCCGCCGTCGGCACCGCTGTTGGTGGTGACGGCCAACGCCTTGGCCTCGAGCCGCGAGAGGTTCGCCGTCTCGCCCTTGCGCACATACTCGTCGAAGGCGCGGCGGTGCTCGCGCACGGCCGCCGTTTCGATTGTGCCGGCGCCGCCGAGATGGGGACGGGATGCCTTGATGGCGAGCTGGTCGGCCACGCGCTTGGTCTCGTCGAGCGCGCGGTCGATGCGGGCGAGCTTGTCGTCGATCAGAGGATCGGCGGCGGAGCGGCGCTCGATCTCGGCCAGGCGCTCGTCATTGGTGTCCTTGTAGGACTCGAACGCGCGCATGAACTCCTCGAACGCCGCGCCGACGCTGCCGCCGGCCTTGGTTTCGATATCGGTGTGGTCTGCCATGAGAGATGTCCTTTGATGCCGATGTTGCGATCAGTGCTTGAGGAGCGTGCGCGCCGCGTTGCGCATGAGCGCCGCCAGCCGCGCCTCCTCGGTGAGGCCATCGCCCGCGTCCCGCAGGGCCTTGAGGCCGGCCAGGCCCGAGCGGAGCACCGCGCGCGCCTCGCTTCGCGTCAGCCCAGCATCCCGCGTGAGCCAGCGCTCGAACTCGCGCTCGGTCGGGGGAGCCCCGGCGAACGGTTTCCGTTTGGTCGACGTGATCCGCGCCTCGGGGAGCAGCGGAAAGGTCACGATCGAGATTTCCCAGAGATCGATCTTCTCGAGGCGGCGCACGCCGGTGGCGCGGTCGCGCCGGGCGCGCACGGTCTTGAAGCCGATCGAGAGCCCATCGAGTGCGCCGGCACGCATCAGCGCCAGCACCTCGCGCGCCTTGGCGACGTCGGTCATCAGGCGGCCCTGCGCGTGGAGGCCGCGGCCATCCTCCTCCAGGGTGGTCCAGACGCCGATGGGCTGGTTGGCGTCATGCTGGAAGAGCAGCTTGATGCCACGCGGGCCGCGGGAGGCCAGGCTCTCCCGGAACGCTCCGGGCAGCACGATGTCGCGGCCCAGGTCCTCGCGGTTGAAGAGGCTGGCGTAGCCCTCGAACGTGCCGTCGGCATCCGCCCGCTTGAAATCAAGGGACGTGAACTTGACCTCGGGCACGGGCAGGATCTCGGAAGGAGGCAGTGCAAATCCTGCCTGTTCCCATGCGCGAAAGGCCATGAGGCTTCTTGCTCCAAGTTGTGCTCGTGTGTCGGCGCCTACGCTCGGCCGCGCGGCGGAAATGAAAAAAACCCGAGCGGGGCTCGGGCTTTCATCTCAGTCTCGGTGTCTTGACGGTACGTCCCTGGGTCTCGCCTCGTCTGGGGCGCCCGATCAACCAGTCCAAGAAATCTCTCTTGGCGAGAAATCGCTTTGTTCCGCGCACGTGGACGATCGAAACGATGCCTTCGCAATAACTTCGCATGGTCCCTCATTCTCCTTGCGCTCACGCGCTGGTTTCCCCTTGGGGTTCGCTTCGCGAGCGGGGCTCCCGCCCCGCGCCCCAGCCGGGAGAAAGGATCCCCCGGACCCCCTCCTTTTTCGTATTTCCGGATAACGAGCGATGGTTCGCGTTCGGTCGCGGACGCCGCGGCGCGCTTTTCGTTCAGCGTCAGGAAGCTCACCTTCTCGTCATCGCGGAGCGATGCTTCGCACGTATCCCAATGGCGATGCTTCGCATCGACGCGAGCCCACAGCACCTGTTTGCCTGCCTCCGGCAGGACGCCTCGCGCTCGCTGGGTCAGAGCCTCGATCCGGTCGAGGTCGGGGCGTAGCTCCAGATGCTCGGCACGGCGTCGCGGCGCGATGCTGCCCGCATCGCTGCTCCATGCCGGCGCCAGCCACGACGACAGCGCCTTCGCCGTGCGCGTCACGCCGATGCCGAGAGCACCACTTTACTCGTAGGTTTCTGATGTCACTTTGACCAGCCGCGTGGTCTCGCCATCAAGCGCACGCACGAAGTCGCTTTCGGCATCTGGACTATGCGCATAGACGACAAACTCCCATTCGGCAGCGTCGTCGTAGAGCGGCTTATCGTCGTACAAATCGCGGTTTTTCACAAGGAGAACTTCTTCATCTTGGAGCCCATCAAAGCTGTAGTAGTCCCCACCACGGGAATCATTTTCGCGAGCTTCTGCTTGCATTTTCAGCGTGCCCTCTAAAATTTTTCGAGCCTCCTCAAGGGAGTTCGCTTTCACGCCAAAGATACATTCAATCTTCATGGTTGATCTTACCTCATTCCAAGGGAATGTAAGGCCCTCTATTTCGTATTGCCGTTTCCGATTCATAGATCATGATAGTCACCCTCCTGCCCACATGATCTTGAAGATCTTTTTGCATCTCTGCCAAACCAAGACGTCGGATGGTCCTACGTCCCAGCACGACCGTTCGCGTGCCTCGTCCAACAGTTGGGATACCTAACTCTATCGCCCTTCTCATCAACGTCGGGCTTGCGATCGCAAGGTCAAAATCGCTGGTCCTACCCACATCATAGATCTCTCCCGTTTCGTATTTGTGGCCGGTAACAGCGCTTCCTCTTATGAACGGGGCAACATCTTGCGGAGCCGCTTTACTGAGCCCGCGCCACGCCGCACGACCGAACTCTTGGAAGTCCTCGCGAGCGTTAAAACCCAGCGGAACACCGCCCCGCTCGATGACCGTGATACGGCCTTCCGCTTCCTGAGCCTCCATTCTAAGTCCACGCAGGACGGTCTGGACATCTGCGGTCGGCTCGGTGCTTCGAGCACTCGGCAAAGGTTTCCAATCCGGATCCAGCTCATGCACACGCTTTTGGGCTTCGTCTACACGCCTCAGCGCGCTCTCAACCTCGCCGGCCAAGCTCTCGTGATGAGTGTAGTTGCGGCCCTGCGCGACCTGTACGGACTCGTCGCTTGAGCGGCCTGACGTTCTATCGCCAGTGGATCGGCCACCTCCGCCACCTCCGCCACCTCCGCTCCCACCGCCCTCGTCCACCCACTCGCCGCCGTCGGATGTGCCGGCGGGCGCGCGTGATTGATCGGGTCGATATTTGCGCCCGCCTCCGGCAGGATATTTCCGTACAACGACCGGCGCGTCGCCTTCCGGCGAGACCGGCGGCTCCCGCTCCTCCAGCGGCGCGTAGCCGATCGCCTGGCGCTTCTCGTTCAGCGTCAGGAAGCTCACCTTCTCAATGCGAGCCCACAACGCTTCCCGCTCGCTCGTCAGCGCCTCGATCCGATCGAGGTCCGGGCGCAGCTCCAGATGCTCGGCACGGCGTCGCGGCGCGATGCTGCCCGCATCGCTGCTCCATGCCGGCGCCAGCCACGACGACAGCGCCTTCGCCGTGCGCGTCACCAGCGGCAGGACCGTCGAGCGCCAGAAGGCGCGCTGCGCTTCCTGGTAGTTCGAATACGTATTGTCGCCCGGAATGCCGAGCAGCATCGGCGGGATGCCGAAGGCCAATGCGATCTCGCGGGCGGCGCCGTTTCTCGCCTCGATGAAATCCATGTCCTTCGGCGAAAGGCTCAGCGGCTTCCAGTCGAGCCCGCCTTCCAACAGAAGCGGCCGCCCTGCCCGGCGCGGGCCCTGGAAGCCCTCCTCCAGCTCGCCCTTCAGGCGCTCGAACTGCTCCGGCGTCATGCGGCCGTCGGCGCCGCCGTAGACGAGGGCGCCCGAGGGCCGCGCCGAGTTGTCGAGCAGCGCCTTGTTCCAGCGCCCCGCCGTGTTGTGGATGTCGATGGCCTGGGCCGCCGCCTCGACCGGACTCATGCCGTAGTGATCGTTCGCCGGATGGAACAGGCGAACGTGCAGGATCGGGCGCACGCCCGGCATGGGTTCCTCCTCGAACCGAATGGTTCGGCCGGCGCACGTGTACTCGTAGGCCTCGGGCCAACCCTCCGCACCCGGCACCACCTTCATGCGGTCCGGGCGCAGCGCGTGCAGCTCGCGCAACTTGCCGTCGACGGCGATGGCTTCGACGTAGGCATTGCCGGCGACGAGCAGATAGCCGTACCAGGTTTCGAGAAAATCGGCGCCGGTCTGGTCGAGGCTGGGCCTGGCGATGAGATCGAGCAGCGGGTGGCGCTCGTGCTCCTCGTCGCCTTCGTAGAGCAGCAGCGGCACAGAAGCGGCAGCTTCCGCGATCATGCGCACGGCGCGGTAGACGATGGCGTTCTGCATGAAGCCTTCGCGGGCGAAGGCCTCGTAGTCGCGCGGCGTCCACACCGGGCGGCCGAGGGTTTCGAGCACGATCAGCGGGCCGGTGGCGCTGGCCTTTGCCTCTCGCGCGACAGCCCGGGCAGCAGGGGGCGTCGCCAGGCGGGGCCATAGGCCCGCCAGCGTCTCCAGGATGCGCGGCATGGAGGAGTCCTTCTCTTTCCCTCTCCCCGTCCTTAACGGGAAGAGGGTCAGGGTGAGGGGCAGGGTCTAGGTTCGGAGCAAGCTTCTGCCCCTCACCCCAACCCTCTCCCCATCGCAAGAGCGATGGCGAGAGGGAGAGTCAGAAGTCAGAGTTGCCGGATGGCGGGGGCGGCGCGGTCGATCATCAAATCCGTGAGGGCCCAGACCAGCGCATCGACGCGGTCGGGGCTTCGTCCGCGCGCGAGCCCGTCGGCGCCGAAGGCCAGCATCTGCTCCTCCAATGTGGCATGCACGCCGACGTGGGCGACGCGTCCCTCCGCATAGAGGGCCGCGACCGGCTCGGCGCGCAGCCACTTGCCGCGCGTCGCGCGAACGGAGCGCACCGGCACCGCCTCGTCGATCTGGCGCAGGATCGAGACGACGAGATCGCCGCCCTGGTTGACCTCGGCGACGACGCGGTCGGCCATGAACTCGCGATAGGCGCGTACCGCGGCGCGGGCCCAGACCTGCGGCTCGCGCCCCTGCAGCGACCGGTCGGCCGCGATGTAGGCGCGCCCGTCGGCGCCGAGCCCGGCGACGATGATCCCGCAGGCATCCGAGGTCGCTGTCGCCGTCACCGGCGGATCGACTGCGACGACGATGCTCGCGAGCTCCGGACATTCGGCGACGCGCTGGCTCTCGATCCAGTCGCGCCGCCACAGGCTGCCCGACTGGTCGTGGACGAACTCGCCAAGCAGCTCCTGCCGGCCCAGCGCGGTGCCGGCATAACGCCGCTCCATCTCGGCGATGAAAGCCGGCGCCAGGTGCGCGGCGTTGGCGTGGGTCGCGGCGCGCGTGATCACGGTTGCCGGATCGGCCATGATGGTCTTCAGAAGCGGCAGAGGCCGCGGCGTCGTGGTCACGACCGTGGCCGGAGTCCGGCCCAGACGCAGGGCAAATTGCAGCATGTCCCACGTCTCCTCGGCACGGCGCCACTTGGCGAGCTCGTCGCACCAGGCGGCGTCGAACTGCGGGCCGCGCAGGCTGTCGGGATCCTCGGCGGAGTACATCTGCGCGATCGTCCCGTTCGGCCACGTGAGCTG